CTCTTGGTGGCAAAGCCACCACCGGCAATGCATTGCCGGTATTGCAAAATCGTAGATTTTGCAATAGAGCCTAGTATAATTGCCCCATAGCTGGTCTGTTCTTTGATGTACAGGGTGGGATAAATAATCCGTCTGGACAGCAGACACATCAGAAACCGTCCCGTGACTGTCAGATAATCCCCATTTTCAACATCCGTGTCCAGCTGAACCGATTCAATCAGACCATAGTGTTCTTTGTCATCGCTGCGTCCAATCAGTCTTCCAGTTTGAAAAACAGACAGGTTCTGGGCGGTTGCAGCAATGTAAACCTCAAACTGTCCGCACTGGAAGTATTCAATATCCCACAATAAACTGGAGAACGCATCGCAGACCGCTTCCAAGGTAATCCGGACGTCTTCTTCAACCGCTTCCATTTGATAGATTTCAATGAGCAAGCTTACACCCCCAAAAACGCATCGGTATGAATAAAAGTAGCCGTCAGATAACTGGTATATCCAGAAGCACGAAGGGCAAAGCGGCTTCTTCCCTCCCGCAGCATCAACCAAGTAGAGCCGGCAGAAAGACAGTTCATGATGTTGGAAGTGACACCATTTCGGGTCAGTTGGATGGATTTTGCCCCTTGTTTTGTCGTAATGGTGATTTTATCACCGGGCTGCATATCCATGTTGAGTTGCAGATAGGCATCCGTGTCCACATCATAAACAACAGGGGAGCGGACGGCTGGATTCGGTACATTCTCGCCGGTTTCGGCTTCCAACAGAATGGTAAATCCGACTTCTTCGCCGGAATTGAAAATCGCAACCGCTTTGTCGGTGTTGTATTGCCCAAGCGGAAAGGGGTCATCGCTTTCCGGAAAGGGAAAATGAAATGCCCCTGTAATCATCTGGCTGGTTGCATAAATGGATTTCGTGCTGTACCAATAGGAATCCGGACAAATGATACTGATCTGTCCATTTGTCGGTTCTCCGAAATTTTTCACAATACAGTTTTCTACATAGCCCTCGGTGTAGACATCGATGCCGACGGTCTGATAATAGACTTTGATATATCGTCCCGTTTTGACTACTCGATAGAGTGCCTGCCGATGCAGTTCAATTTCCGTACCCCGCATACTGAAGTAGAGTACCAGATTTCGTTTTTCAATAAAGGCATTGTGAAAATAGCTGCCATCCATGCCTGCATATGGGGTCGTGCTGACGGTGCCTGCAGGCGGATATAGCCCGTCTATGTTGGAAATCATATACTGATTTGCTGTGTTCGTCATCCGGATGCGTTCTCCGGCTTGGTTCTCCAGAATCAAAGAAAATCGCATTCGTATCACCTCACACATTGATGGCATTGCGGGTCTGGCGGAAGAGTTCCAGTCTGGATACCGGTTTCAGACCGTTGTTTGTCTGGTTGACGGTTCGGCTGTTGTCAGTAGTGTAATAATTGTTTACCACAGAACTTGCTTTTGGTTCTGTTTTCAATCCATTTAGATTCCAGTCCATATGCAATGATTTTTCAGCAGCTGCCATCACTTCTTGCCCCATAGAATTGACTGCCTCAACTGCAGTTTTCACCTT